TTCTAAGCACAGGTGTTCTAAAGAGGGGAATGGGCTAAAGCTCTATACGATGGCAGGAACGCTGATATTCGATCAGAGGGAGAAGCTAGTAGATGCTGCTCTCAAAGAGGGATGTGATGCGATTCTGTTTATTGATTCTGATATGCGGTTTCCTAGTGACACGATTGACATTTTGTTAAGCCGTGAGGTTCCGATTGTTGGGGTTAATGCGGTAACAAGACGTAAGCCTACACTGCCGACTGCGTTGAACCTTGAGATTGAGAAGGATGACGAGGGTAAGATTATTCGTCATGCGTGGCACAAGATAGATTCGATGGGTAGGGAAGGTATAGAGCCTGTTACGGCGGTTGGTTTTGGTGTGGTGATGATTCGTAAGGAAGTCTTTGAGAAGGTTCCTAAGCCTTGGTTTGATGTGGGTTGGGGGACAAAGGGGATTATCGGTGAGGATGTACATTTCTGCATTAAGGCACTTGATGCTGGAATCCAGACTTATGTAGATCACAGTCTCTCAAAGCATATTGGTCACATTGGTACTTACGAGTATCGATGGGAAGATGTAGAGGAAGGCGCTATAGAGGCGCACAATAACGGGAAATAGACATGGCATTTACGAGCTACAGTGACCTAAAGACTACGATAGCGAACTACCTAGCTCGTAGTGACCTGACTTCAGTAATCCCTGACTTTATTCGCTTGGCTGAGGAGCGTCTGCGTCGAGACTTGAGAATTCGTCAGATGTTGGTGGTGGCTACGGCTACTACGACTGGCGGTAATTCTAAGGTTGGATTGCCGACAGACTTCCTAGAGATGCGCGATATTCACTTGAATACGACTCCGATTAGTTCCTTGTCCTACGAGGCTCCTAATACGTTCTACGCTGGCTCTAGGTCTACTGAGTCTGGCATTCCTAGAATCTATACTGTGCTGGCCTCAGAGCTTCAATTCGCCCCTATCCCTGATACTGCGTATACGGCTCAGATGCTGTACTACGCAAAGCCTACGCTACTGAGCGACGCAAATACCAGCAACGTATTCTTGGCTAACTGTCCTGATGCCTTGCTGTATGCGGCTCTAGGTGAGGCTGAACCGTATTTGATGAATGATGCAAGATTGCAAGTCTGGGCTTCTTTGTATGACAGATCTGTGATGTCTATTTCAATGTCTGACCAGTCTAGTGAGTATAGTGGTCAGCCTATGGCAATGTCTTATAACGTGAGGTGAAATCATGGCAGAAATGAGTAATTACCTTGAGAATGCGCTGATTAACGCAACTCTTAGGAATACAAGCTACACAAGCCCTGCAACAGTCTATGTTGCTCTTTACACAACTGATCCAACTGATGCTGATACTGGTACAGAAGTCTCTGGTGGTTCTTATGCTCGTACTGCTGTTACTTTTGGTGCGCCCAGTAATGGCGTTAGTACCAATAGTGCTGCGGTTGAATTCCCTACTTGCACATCGTCGTGGGGAACGATAACGCACATTGGTATTCGTGATGCTTCAACTAGCGGTAATTTGCTGTATCACACGGCTTTGAATACATCTAAGGTCATTGATGTTGATGACATCTTCCGTATTACCACTGGCAACCTGTCTGTGACATTGGCATGAAGATTGATTTTTCTTTTGATACTCAGTATGGCAAGTTCTGCGATGCTTTGCATTTACCAGACGATCATGCGTTTACTGAGGTAGAAATTGAGGCGATGAAACAGCAACGTCTGGATAACTGGATTGCTGTTATTACTGCTCCTTCAGAAGAACCTACTGCGGAGTAATGAATGGCAGATCGCTATTGGGTTGGTGGCACAGGTACATGGAGTAGCAGTAACACAGGTAACTGGTCTACTTCCTCTGGCGGTGCTGGCGGCGCTTCTGTTCCTACGGCTGCTGATAATGTCTTCTTTGATGCTAACTCAAATATATTAGCTACTGCGTTTACTGTCACGATGGCAAACTCACCACGGGTTTGCAACGACATTACAATCAGCGGTCTTGATGGAACAATGACCCTAGCAGGTGCTGCTATTGGCTTGACCGTTAGCGGTAGTTTATCTTTTCCTGCGACAAATTTCACCCGTACTTACGCTGGTACAACGACATTTAATGCTACTACTACAGGCAAGACCATAACAACAAACGGTGTTGCTTTTGGTGGTGCTGTTACGTTTAATGGTGTTGGTGGTGCATGGACACTTCAAGATGCGTTTACAACGTCGTCTGCATCAACAATAACGCTAACAGCCGGAACACTTAATTTAAATGACAAAACATTAACCGGTGGCATATTTAGTTCAAGCAACACAAACACACGCTCTATAGATTTTGGAACTACTGGCTCAATCGTTCTTACCACAACCACAGCCGGATCAACAGTTCTGTCGATGGCAGATGCTACAAACTTCACGTTTACGGGTACATCAAATATATCAACAGCGATGTCTGTTACAAGGACATTTACTTTTGGTACAGCCGGAATTGTTTCAATCGCGTCTAGACTTAACATTAACTTAACATCTGGCGCATCTACGCCTACGTTTACAGGAGGTAGTTCATATAGGCAAATAAATTTTACGGGGTCAACTTGTAATCCCGGCCTACAAGGTATTCAATGTCACGGTTTTACATTAGCCTCTGGGGGTACTTATACCAGCACTGATTTTATAATGGTAGGTACGGGCACGTTAACCCATACGGGCAAAGCAATTAACACACTAAGTATTAGCACAGCCGGAATTACAACAACACTCGTTGATGCGGGGCAAGCTGTTACATTAGGGTTAACCAATGGAACAATAAATTTAGCAGGTTTTACGTTTACCGCTACCTCTACCGCCGCGACAGCTTCTGGTACAAAGAATTTGACGTTTAACGGTGGAACTTTAGTTTGTTCAGCCGCAAGTGCAACCGCTTGGAATAATGCCAACCCAACAGGGTTCACCACTACAGCAGGTACTGGCACAGGCACGATCTCAATGACTGCTGTTACCGCCAAGACGTTTGTGGGCGGTGGTTCTACTTACAACTGCACATTGAACCAAGGCGGTGCTGGAACGCTGACAATTACTGGCGCAAATACGTTTAACGATATTACAGAAACAGTACCAACTGCTAATCAGATAACGTTCCCTGCAAGTACAACGACAACGGTAAATAACTTCACCTTGTCCGGTTCTGCTGGTAACTTAGTTTCAATCCGTAGCTCTACTGGAGGCACACGGTTCACGCTATCTAAGTCTTCTGGTACTGTAAACGTATCTTATGTTGATATACGAGACAGTAACGCAACTGGCGGTGCTACTTGGAGCGCTTTAACATCAAATGGCAACGTGGACTCAGGCAATAACCTTGGGTGGAGTTTTTCTGCATATGTTGATGCTATTGCAGCAATAACTGGTAATGCGACTATTGTAGGTGTTGCTTCAGCAAATAAATCTTTTATTGCTGGTATAACAGCTAATGCTACGGTAGATGCTTTAGGTTATAGGGTTAAGCCATTTGAAGGAAATATAACAGCAGATGCAACGGTTGTAGCTATTGGCAATAAAGTATTTAATTTTTCTGGCGATATAAATGGTCTTGCGTTAATAGATGTTCTTGGATACAGAATCAAAGAATTTTCTGGTGATATAACTGCTGATGCAACAGTAGATGCTCTTGGTTATCGTATAAAGTCGTTTATTGGTGACATAACTGCTGACGGCACAGTAGTTTTAGATGCGACTAGGGTTAGAACATCTGTAGGTGATATTACTGGCAATGCAATAGTTACTGGAATTGGTAACATTACGGCTGGCGGCGCAGCAAATATTAGCGGGTTTGCTGAGGTTTCGGCTTATGGCAGTGCTACTTACAGTTTTAATGCTTTAGTTACAGCGAATGCTAATGTCATTGCGAATGGTCAAATTATCGGTGAGGAATGGGGAGATGCTGCTACTACATCGTCAACATGGACTGATACGACACCTGCAAGTAGTACGTGGCAACCAGCTTCACAATCTTCTAATACTTGGTTGAGGCAGTAATGCAAAAGATTCTATTCGGTGAGTGGTTGCCAGATCAACCTGGTGTAACAGGTACAGTAACAGACGCAAAGAATTGTTATCCAGTGGCTAACGGATACGCTCCGATCAAGAGTGAGGCTGATTATTCTGATGCTGCTGGTGCTACTTTGCTTATTACTTTTGCTGGGAAGTTTGGCGGGGCTAGTACATTGTTTGCGGCTAGTGCAACTCAAATATACAAGTTTGACAGTAATGATGCTAGTTTGGATGCAGCTACAACTACGGGTTACACAGCGGTTGAAGGTTGGGATGTAACCCAGTTCGGCCCTAAGATGATTCTGGCTAACGGTCAGGACAAGCTGCAAGCATGGACGCTAAACTCATCGACTTACTTTGCTAATCTTGCTGCTGCTGCACCTATTGCTAAGTTTGTTACTGTTGTCCGCGACTTTGTGGTGGCGGCTAACGATGGTACAGATACAAGCAAGGTCTACTGGTCAGATATTAACGATGAGACAGACTGGACTCCCGGTGCTGCTTCTCAGTCTGATAGCCAGATCTTGCCTGACGGTGGTGATATTACTGGTTTGGCTGGTGGTGAGTATGGTCTGGTATTTCTAGAGCGTGCTATTTACCGGATGAGCTATGCTGGCTCTCCGTTCTTCTTCCAGTTTGATGCTATTAGCCGGTCTTTGGGCTGTATTTCTAATGGATCTATTGCTCAGTATGGCAACCTAACGTATTTCCTAGCAGACGATGGATTCTATGTCTGTGATGGTCAATCAACTAAAAATATCGGTACTGAGAAGGTAAACCGATGGTTTTTTGATAACGCCATTCCTAATGAAATCCCTACAGAAATGAGCGCAACGGTTGACCCTGTTAATAAGTTAGTAATCTGGAAATTTAATAATACGTTTGGCGGTAAGTTTCTGCTGATATTTTCCATTGACTTAAATAAATGGTCTTATGGAGAGACTACAGCAACGTCAATTGCTTATGCTTTAACGCCTTCAGCAACACTAGAGCAGGTAGATAACTACAACACAAGCATTGATGCGCTAGATATTCCGCTGGATTCCCGTGTGTTTGCTGGCGGTCAATTACTGTTTGCTGGTGTAAGTGGTCAGAAGATCATATCTTTCTCTGGTCAGCCTAAGACTGCAATCATATCAACGGGTGATATTGATGTAGGGCGGTCTACGGTGATGCTGGCAAAGCCTATTGTGGACAAGGGTACTGGCTCTATAGCTGTTGCAAGTAGGGATAATCTTGCTGAACAGGTGGAATTTGGTTCAGATGTGGCTGCGGACGCTGAAAACCGTGTGAGCTTACGGTCTAATGGTGAGTATCATCGTCTGAGACTGACTCCTAGCGGTGCTAACTGGGAGACTGCGGTTGGCTTGGAGTTTGACGTTGTTAAACAGGGTAACCGATGACAACTAAAAACGTACAGTTTCGCACTCTACCTACTTTTGGAGCGTCTGAACGTGATGTTTCTGAGATTGTTCGTGGAATTATGGATGGCAAAACAAATAACTCAGGGTATTTCACAACAACAACCACAGCGACACAGACAACTTTAAACGATCCTAGAATTGGTTTTGATTCTGCAATTATTTTTACGCCTATGAATGATAAAGCAGCTCAGGAAATGGCTAAGTTATGGGTAGGTACTCGATCTCAGGGTTCTGCTGTAATAAACCATGCGAGTAATGCCCACGTTTGTGATTTTATGTATATAGTTGTGGGATGACAGAATTTAAACATATTCCTGTGGATCAACTCCGCAACTGGTGGCCTAGTCTTCGTGCTGGCTTGAATAAAATTAAGACTAAGAGTCCAGAAAATTGGATACCTGAAGACGTATACACGGATTGTTGGAACCAAAAGGCAATGCTGTGGGTGGTACTGAAGAATACCCATTTTTATGGCTTCTTTATCCTGCAACCTATAGACAAGGAATTGCACGTTTGGGCTGCATGGACGTTAGAAAATGATTATCAAGTAGTGCAAAAAGGTTTACAATTTATAAAAAATATGGCTAGAGATGGGGGTTTCAAATACCTAACATTCTCTAGTCATAGGCCAGGATGGGGTCGTAGAGCGCAAGCCTATGGGTTCCGTCCTCGAAAATGGATATGCGAGGTGTGATATGGGTGGTGGCGGCGGTGGTGAAACAAGCACGACAGAGATAGGCAAAGAGTTTAAGCCGTTTGTAACGTACAGTTTAGAAGAAGCTCAACGGCTTTATCAGGGTATGCCACAGGCTCCTGCAACTTTGGCTCCTGAACAATCTGCATATTCTCAAGAGGCTATTCGACGGGCTGCTGAACGTGCTCAGGCTGGCTCTCCGCTAGTTGGTGCGGCTCAGGCAGAGCAATTAGCTACGATTCAAGGGCGGGGCGTTAATCCATTCCTAGCGGGTGCTTTGGAGCAGTCTAACCGTTTGGCTGGTGAGGAATATACCCGTAACATCCAAAACCTACAGTCTCAGGCTTCCTCGATGGGTCGCTATGGATCTGCTGCTCAAGGTCAACAGACGGGTCAGGCGCAGGATATATTTGCTCGATCTCTGGCTGAACAAGGTGGTCAGTTGGCTTATCAATCGGCTGAGGCTGAACGTGCTAGACAAGTTGCGGCTTCTCAGGCTGCTCCGCAAATGGCTGCTGCTGACTATGCTGATATTCAGCGTCTATTGCAAGCAGGTCAGGCTCAGGAAGGTTATAGCCAGCAAGCTATACAGGGTCAGTTGGCTGCTCAGGATATACCAATGCAAAGACTGCAACAGGCTGCTAATGTTTTCTATGGTGCTCCTTTGGAAACTAAGTCTACAACGACAACAGAAGGGGGTAAATAATGAGTGGTCAAGGCGCAGCGATTGGTGCAGCAACGGGGGCAACCTATGCCCTTGCTACAGGTAAAGATCCAATAAAATACGCAATGATTGGTGGTGCAGTTGGTGGCGGTGCTCCTGGGGCGGCTTCTGCTTTAGGGCTTACCGGTACTACTGCTGCTAGTTTAACTCCTGCTGCTGCTGGCACTACTGCTGGAACTGCTACTGGTAACGCAATAACTGCTGGTGCTGGAGGAAGTGCTGCTGGTAATTTGACTGCTGTTCCTGCTTATGGTGTGCCTTCATTTCAAGTTGGCGCTAGTGCAGTTCCTTCAGCGGGTGTTTTTTCGACTCCTGCTCAAGTATCGGCATTCCAGCCTCTTAGTAGTGCTGCTGGTCAAACTGCTGGTCAAACTGCTGCATTAGAATATCGTAGTAA